TTCCAAAAGTTTGAGACACCTTTACTGAAGAATGACAGACTGTATGGAGTATACAAAGACATTCTTATACCTGGCACTAGATTCTTAGTAGACATAGAAGATAATGGTGTGCCATTTGACAAAGGTAGACTAGAAAAGTCATCAGTACTAATGCAAGATAATATTGATGAAGCAGTAGCAGAACTATATACTTATGAAGCTGTGAAACAGTTTGAGATTAATCAAGGCAAAGCTTTCAATCCAAACAGCACAGTACAGCTTAGAGCTTTACTCTTTGATTACTTAGGACTAAAACCAACAGGTAAGAAAACAGGAACAGGAGCTGACTCTACTGATGCTGAAGTATTAACTACACTAGCAGAGCAACACCCAGTACCAAAACTAATCTTAGAGATTAGACAGAAAGTAAAGATTAAATCTACCTACTTGGATAAAATTTATCCACAGCTAGATAGAGATAACAGATTAAGAACAGGATTTAATTTGCATGGCACTACCTCAGGAAGACTATCTTCTAGTGGTAAAATGAATATGCAACAAATACCTAGAGACAATCCTATTGTCAAAGGGTGTATAAAAGCCAGACCAGGCTATAAAATCGTAGCAATGGATTTAACAACAGCTGAGGTTTATTGCGCAGCAGTACTTGCTAATGATAAAAACTTAATGAAAGTTTTTCAAGACGGAGGTAACTTCCATAGTAACATTGCTAAGATAGTGTTCGACCTCCCAGGCGATGTCGATGACATTGCAGAACACTACTCTGTGGAAAGGCAAATGGCTAAGGCAGTTACTTTCGGTATAATGTATGGAGCAGGCCCGAAAAAGATAAGTGAACAAGTTACTAAAGACTCAGGTAAGTACTTTAGTATGAAAGATGCGTCATCAGTTATTGCTGATTACTTCGAACAGTTCTCAGGTCTTAAAAAGTGGCTTGATGATGGTAAACAATTTATTCAAGATAATGGATTTATGTACTCTTTCTTCGGAAGAAAAAGAAGATTACCTAATGTATTCTCTACAGATAAAGGCATAGCTTCACATGAGGTAAGGTCTGGTATTAACTTTTTAGTACAGTCTATTGCTTCTGATGTCAATTTACTCGGTGGTATTGAGATGAATGAGTATATCAAAAAGACTGGTATGAAAGCAAAGATATTTGCACTTGTTCATGACTCCATTCTAGCAGAAGTGCCAGACTGTGAGATAAACAGATACTCCCAAGAGTTACAGAACTTCATACAAAAAGATAGAGGACTTTCTATCCCAGGCACTCCAATTGGTTGCGACTTCGATATAGGCGAAGACTACTCATTTGGTAAGTTTGAGAAGAAGTATGAAACTCTCTGATATACATTTTCCCGTCTATGTAGTACATACAGATGATGTCGTCTCTCGGGACGGCATACTCTGGTGTGAAGGACAAATAATAGACGACAAGAATGTAAGTGGGGAAACTATTGGTAAAAGAAGATTATCAACGCCCTACAAAAATTTATACAGTTTAAGAATCATGCTAGAAGATTTTCCTTCTTTATTTAAGCATGGAGGAAAGAACTATGTAGACTCTAGTGGTAAGTTTTTTAGATATGAAAAAAGTAAAAAAGCAGATTTAATTTACCACAAAATACGACTAATAGAAAAGAAAGATGTAGCTACATTAATATGGATAGCTGGAGTACCTTTTCCTTTTGAAGTCAAAAGACCACCTGCGTTACAATATAAATATGCAGGTGTAATATATATTAACAAACAACCCTCGTATTTGTACGACTTTAGTACAGATATGAAAAAGAAAACATGGCGAAAAATATGAAAATAGTAATAGAAATAGATACTGATAACGACCAAGATATAAGAACAATAGAAGAGCTTATCGAATTATTAAGGAAAAATGAAAGCAGTTCTAAGTAACAGAATATTCATGGAAGTTACTACTGCTTATCAGTCGAAACTTGATGAAGAATTAACATATGCAATACCTGCAAGGAATCCTATGGACCCGCCTTTCATAATAAAGAATATGGCAGTAGTTCGAAGAGGTTTAGTTACTATACCTATCGGAAGAATGGATTTGATACCAGAGGACTACGAGATAGTTGATAAACGAACAACCATGCCAGTAGACCCTCTTGACTTTAAGTTTACTTTACGACCTTCGCAACAAGAAGTATATGACTCACTAGACGACAGCGCTATAATAAACGCTTGGGTCAGTTGGGGGAAGACTTTTACTGCGTTGGCAATCGCAGGTAAGCTGCAACAGAAAACACTTGTTGTTACTCACACACTTTCACTGCGAGCGCAGTGGGAAAAAGAGTGCGAGAAAGTCTTCGGGGTCACGGCGGGTGTGATTGGTAGTGGAAAGTTTGAAATAGATGCTCCAATCGTAATCGGGAATGTACAAACTTTGTACCGACGACAGAAGGATATACACAATGTTTTCGGGACTATCATACTCGATGAAATGCATCACGTCTCTTCGCCGACCTTTACACGAATTGTCGACTCAAATCGTGCGAGATATAAGATAGGACTTACTGGAACTATGGAACGTAAGGATGGACGTCATGTGGTATTTAGAGATTACTTCTCAAATACAGTATATAAACCACCAAAAGAAAACTACCTCAAACCTCATGTAAAAGTAGTAAAAACAGGAATAAGATTCATGGACGGAGCGCATACACCATGGGCAGAGCGAGTGAATCAACTTGCCTATGACTACGAGTATCAGAACATGGTAGCACTTATGGCAGCCAAGTATGCCGCGATTGGACACAAGGTTCTTGTAGTTAGCGATAGAGTTGACTTTCTAAAGCGTTGTGCTAAGATGGTAGGCAGTAATGCAATCTGTGTAACAGGGGATGTTCCACATGAGAAAAGAGCTGAACTTATTAAAGATATATTTACAGAAAAGAAAGACATATTGTTTGGAACACAAAGTATATTTTCCGAAGGCATATCCCTAGACTGTCTTAGTTGCCTAATTTTAGGTACTCCCGTGAATAATGACCCACTACTAACACAGCTTATAGGAAGAATTATAAGAGTATACGAGGGTAAACCTCAACCTGTTATTCTAGATTTGCACCTCGTTGGCAAAACTGCTACGAAGCAAGCTAATGCAAGAATGGGTTACTATATAAAAGAGGGCTATGATGTTTCCGACATATAGCATAGAAAAATATTTCTTGACACGAGTTCATAATTTTGGTATAATATATGATATTGTTTAATTGGGAAAAGATTAAAACAGAGAGCAAATATAAGGTTGGTGATATTCTTACTATCCTTCATATCTTGACGTATAGACTTCCACCAGTAAACAAAAACGACAGAATATATAAATATTGGCAAAAGAGTTTTCATGGACACAGTTTCCTTGTTAACCCTGAATGTTTGTTTATTCAAAGAAGGAGATATTCGGATAGCGAGATTGCTCAGTACGCAGGTATCGCGTCGCTGCGCAACTATTACGAGTATCAAAAAACAAAAGATACTACACTAGACCTCTTACACTTCTCAGGAAAGATAGAGGTTATTAAAAACAATAGATTACTACGAGTAGAGAATGATAGAATACATTTTCTGTTTGAAGAAATCACTAAAGGAGAAATGAAATGGCATTGAGTTTTAATCAAGCTAAGGGCGAAGCCCAAAAAAATAAAATCGATAGTTACCAATATGTAGAAGGTGACAACATCGTAAGAATGGTCGGAGATATCTTACCTAGATATGTCTACTGGCTAAAAGGTGAGAATGGAAAAAACTTACCGTTCGAATGTCTATCGTTCGATAGAAACACTGAAGCATTTAACAACGTCGAGAAAGATTGGGTTAGAGAATATCACCCAGAGCTTAAATGCGGCTGGAGTTATGCAATACAGTGTATACACGACGGAAAAGTAAAGGTTCTAAACCTTAAAAAGAAACTTCTAGAGCAAATTATGGTTGCTGCAGAAGACCTAGGTGACCCAACAGACCCTGAAACAGGGTGGGACGTTCACTTCAAAAGAGTAAAAACAGGACCAATGGCTTATAATGTTGAGTATCAACTACAGGCATTGAAATGTAAACCAAGACCTTTAACTGAAGCAGAGCAAGAAGCAATGGCTGAGCTAAAGTCTATGGACGAAATCTTAACAAGACCAACTCCAGACGCTCAGAAAGAACTTCTAGACAGACTTAGAGAAGGCGCATCTAACTCAGAACCTGATAAATCAATCAGCGATGAATTTGATATTTCTTAAGAGGATAAGTTCGTAATATGATTCTATTTACTGCAGATTGGCACATAAAATTGGGACAGAAAAATGTACCTTTGGAATGGGCGAAGAATCGTTATCAGATGTTTTTTAATCAAGTATCTGAAATTGAAGAAGATGTTGACCTGCATATCATAGGTGGGGATTTGTTTGACCGAATTCCCACTATGGACGAATTGAGTCTTTACTTTACGTTTGTAAAGAATGTTAATGTACCTACAGTTATCTTTGATGGTAACCATGAGGCTACTCGTAAAAATAAAACATTTTTTACAAACTTAAAAGAAGTTACAGCAAGTATTAATCCACTAGTAGAAGTAGTGGACGAGACATGGGTAGGAGAGTGGGGTGCAGAGGCAAAACCTTTGTGGACTATTCTTCCCTATGCCGACTTGCACAAGAAAAAGAGTATAGAATCTATTGAGTCTCCTATACTATTTACTCATGTTCGTGGAGAGATACCACCTCATGTAGTACCAGAAGTAGACTTGGAAAGATTTGATAAGTTTGACATTGTGTTTGCAGGAGACTTACATGCTCATAGCAATACACAACGCAACATAGTATATCCAGGTAGTCCTATGACGACTAGTTTTCACAGACATCATGTTAAGACAGGATATATACTAATAGATGAGGATTGGTCTTGGACTTGGCATGAGTTCACTCTTCCTCAGCTGTTAAGAAGAACAGTAGAAGACCCTGCTGAAATGGTACAAACAGAGTTTGACCATACAATATACGAGATTGAAGGAGATGTCTCAGACCTAAGTAATATTAAGAATAGCGAATTATTAGATAAGAAAGTAGTAAAACGAAAAACAGAAGCTACTCTGATACTAGGTAAAGAGATGTCTATAGAAGAAGAATTAAACGAGTACCTAAGCTACATATTAGAGTTAGGAGACGACAAAGTTAAACAAATTTTAGGAGTATTCAGTGATTACGCTAAAGAAGCTGACGTGGAATAACTGTTTTAGTTATGCAGAAGACAACGAGTTACTATTAGACAATAGTAGTGTAACTCAGCTCGTGGGTACTAATGGAGCAGGTAAAAGCTCTATACCATTGATACTAGAAGAAGTATTATTTAATAAGAACTCCAAAGGAATTAAAAAAGCAGACATACCGAATAGGCATGTAAACAATGGTTATGATATATCCATAGACTTTAGTGTAGAAGATGACGAGTACAAAATTGATGTAATTCGTAAAGCTAGTATAAAAGTGAAGTTATATAAGAACGGAACAGATATCTCTAGTCATACTGCTACTAACACTTATAAATCAGTAGAGGAGATACTTGGAATAGATTTTAAGACATTCTCACAGATTGTATACCAAAATACTAATGCTAGTTTACAATTCTTAACTGCTACAGATACTAACAGAAAAAAATTCTTAATAGATTTATTACAGTTAGATAACTATGTAAAATACTTTGATGTATTCAAAGAGTTGTCTAGAACTTTGAGTTCAGATGTTTCACGAGTGCAAGGCAAAATTGATACAATTAATAAATGGCTCTCAAACAATAATCTCGAGAGTATAGAGTTATTGCCAAAATTAAAAATAGAATTTATAAATGAAGAAGATGAAAAGAATTTGCGTTCTTTACAACTAGAGTTTGAAAATATCTCCGATATTACGAAAAAAATTAATCAAAATAATTTATACAAAAACCAGTTGGAGTCAATAGATTTAGTTAAAGCCAAAGAGATAGTAGCTACTTATAAAAAAGAAAGCACTTCATTCTTAAAAGAAAGTTTAGGTACGTGGAAGTCAGAGCTATCTCATGAAACAAGAATGAGAGACAAGTATGAAAACTTAAAAAACTCTGAGACTAGAGAGTGTCCTACTTGCTCACAAGATATAGACTTAGATTTTGTAGAAGTAGAGTATCAAGAGCATAACAAAAGAGCACAGTACAACAGTGACGAAATTAAAAAGATAGAGAGCAGCATAGTAGAGAAAGAAAGAATAAATGCAAAGTTACATAGTGCTAATAGTAATATTGAGGAGTGGGAAGACTTCTTTGCAAGAATAGATAAAACCTTGCCAAGTCAAATACCTAATGCACTCAATCTAGAATCAGAGATAAGAGAACTTAAATCTAGTATAGAATCTAAGCAGTTTGAAATAAAAAATATTATTGATAGAAACTCAGAGATAGACAGACATAATACTAGATTAAGTATAGTGCAAGAACAGACAGAAGAATTTGAAGATGAGTTAGAAACCTTACTTGCCGATATAGGAAGTATAGAAGACAAGTACACAAGTGTAGAGATATTGAAAAAAGCTTTTAGTACCAATGGATTACTAGCATACAAGATAGAAAACTTAGTAAAAGATTTAGAAGAACTTACAAATGAGTATCTTGCAGAACTATCAGATGGTCGCTTTAGTTTAGAGTTTGTTGTTATAAATGATAAGTTAAATGTTAATATAGACGATAATGGTAAAGCAGTAGACATTCTAGCACTTAGTGCTGGTGAGTTGGCGAGAGTTAATACCTCTACTCTTTTGGCTATTCGTAAATTAATGAGTAGTATTTCTAAGTCAAGAATCAATGTATTATTTTTAGACGAAGTTACAAATGTATTAGACGAGTTAGGAAAAGAAAAGTTAGTAGAAACTTTATTGAAAGAAGAAAACCTAAATACTTATATGGTATCACATGGCTGGACACACCCATTATTGGATAAGATAGAAGTAATAAAAGAAGAGGAGATTAGTAGACTAGATGGTTAATCCCAGACAAAAAGGAAACTTAGGAGAGCGACAAGTAATAGAACTCCTAAATAGAACTACCCAAGAACAATGGGAGCAGACTCCAGGCTCGGGTAGTGGTAAGATAAAAGGAGATTTAAGAGTACATGGAAAGCATAATATATTCTGTGTAGAAGTTAAGTTCTACAAGCATGTAGGCTTTGACTCAAAAATATACACTCAAAAGAGTAACAATTTATATAAGTGGTGGAGTAAGATTTGTAAACAAGCACAACAAATGGAACAAGAGCCTCTCTTAATATTTAGAGAGAATCATGGTAAGTTTTTTGTAGCTACAGCAAGACAACCACTTAACACGCTAAAGTATATGCATATTGCCTGGCTAGGTGCATATATATTATTAGCAGAACACTGGCTAGATAAAGAGGAGATTAAATTTACAAATGGCGATTACGTTCTCAGACCTTGGGAGCCAAGCTCCGATTGGGAACTTGCTGATAGTTGATGGGTTAAACATTGCATTTAGATGGAAACATCAAGGTGTACTAGACTTCAAATATGAATATGCAAGAACAGTAGAAAGCTTAGCTAAGTCATACAATGCAGGTACTATTATTGTACTAGCAGATGGTGGCAGTAGTTATAGAAAAAATCTGTTTCCAGAATACAAGGCAAACCGAAAAGAAAAATACGCAGAACAAACTCCTGAAGAAGAAAAAGAGTTTGCAATGTTTATGGCAGAGTTTAGTGATACTCTGACCTTAATAAAGAAAAAACACCCAGTCTTTCAATTCAAAGGAGTTGAGGCTGATGATATAGCAGCTTATATAAGTATGAACTTAGATAAGTATAATTTCGATGAGTGCTGGATGATTTCCTCTGATAGAGACTGGGACTTATTGATAACAGACAAAGTATCAAGATTCAGTACTGTAACTAGAAAAGAGGTTACATTGAATACTTGGGACGAACACTACGACTTTGAAGTAGAAGATTATATAACCTTCAAATGTCTGACTGGCGATAAAGGAGACAATGTACCTGGCATACCAGGGATTGGTCCTAAACGCGCAGTAGAAATAATGAACCAATATGGAAATATCTTTGATATCTATGCAGCAGTTCCTTTAGAGGGCAAATATAAATATATTCAATCTCTA